GTATGTGATTTGAGTTCTTTACCCTTTTCATAACTGCCTTCAGGTGATTTAGATTTAACATCACTAGAATCTTTTTGGTCACTTTCTTCTTTTTCTTCTTCATTAGAAGGAATAGATTGTGGTTCTTGTGATTTCTTTTCATCAGCATCTGATTCTTCATCTGAATCTTCATAACCAGAGTTATCGAAATCATCAGCATCTTCAACATCTTTTTCATCATCAGGTTCAAGCAATTTTAATTTTTGCTTTTCTTCTTCTTGAAGCTTCATATACTCAGCAACTTTTTTGGCAACTTCAATAACATCATCATATGTAGTTGTAGATTCAATTTGATTAACTAAATCTTTTTCAAAATCATCAAAGATAATACCTTGTGCTGGGCCGCCTTTACAGAAAAGATTTACTTTGTCAATAAAGTTTAGATTGTTGAGATTAGCACCAGCAGTACCAAAGAAATCTTTTTCAATCAACTCGGTATAACCACGGATAAAAGAAGCACGAATACCAGGATACTTGTGTTTGATTTTACGTTCAATACGGGAATCTTCCAATACATTCATTAATGATAGATTTATTCCTAAATCTTTTGCTTTGTTGATACCTTCTTCAGGAGTGTATAAAGCATGGCCAACTTCATGACCTACTAAGAGGTCATAAAGATAACCAGAAATATTCCTATCAAGCATTGGTAAAACCAATACACGATTCTTAACATCAAAATAAGCCGTATCAACCGGCTTTTGTTCTACGATAAGATTTTCTGTTGCCATTAATTTGGCAAGTAGTGATTTGGTTTGTAATAATTCCATATTTTAGAAACCTCTTGTGTTATCAGTAACAACTTCAGTAGTAGTATTAGCAGGTGATTCTACTTTAGCATCAACTTTAGAATACAAGTCTAAGAATGCCTCTTTAGTTTCAGTATCAAATCTATTTACACACATTGTAATTGCTTTCATCTTATCACCAAAGATTTTATATGCTTTAGCAATATGTACCAAACGGCGAGTGGAGATAATCTCATCAGTAGCACCGTTGTCAAATGATTGACGGACAACTTCAGCCCATTGAACCAAACAAGAAACAAAATCAGCATCATCAATCAATGGTGAAAGAATCTTACGCTCTGTTTTAGCATCAGGATATTCCTGTTCAACAGTAATTGGAAAACGCTCTAAGAAAGCATCATCAAGAATTTGTGATAGATATTTGCCTTCATCACTACCACGACCTTTTGTATTAGCAGTAGCTACTACATTGAAACCTTCAGCAGGATAAACCATCTCACCAGTTTTCTTATTGAAGTATGGTTTACCTTCGAGAATACCTTGTAAGCACATTAGTTTATTTGAACCACGGTCAACTTCGTCAATCAAACAAATTGCACCACGTTTCATAGCAGTTATAACTGGACCATCTTTATACACAGTATTACCATTAATCAACTGATAACCACCAAGTAAATCGGACTCATCAGTTTCAATAGAGATATTCACACGGACACATTCACGATTTAATTCAGCACATACTTGTTCAACCATCAATGTTTTACCATTACCAGATAAACCAGTTACGAATACAGGATAAAACATTTCAGATTTAATAATATTACGCAAATCTTTGAAGAAACCAAAAGGTACATAATCAGGATATTTTGTAGGAACAGCAGGCTCATTATCATCAACTAATTTTGGTTGACGTAATTGTACAACATTTTGATATGCTATTTCCATTTCAGGTTCTTTTTCTTTTACAGTTTCAACTTTCTTGCCAGATGGCGGAACTTTGTATTGACCACGACCATAACGATATTCGGATTTTGTAGTCAACCAATAAGGATAAGGTGCTCCTGACTCCGATACCACTTCAGCAATACCATCTCTAGTAATGATACATTCAGTACCAAACATTTTTTCACAAGCTTCAATAAAAGATAATGCGTTTCGATTCATAATATAGTTCCTAAGTGTTAATCAATAAGAGTCCATTGTATCACAACCACGGTCGGTGTCAAGTAAGCTGTTGTTTCTATACAACATTTTTAATCTTGGTATGTTTCTTTTCGCTTTTGGTAAGCATTTTGGTCTTTTTCGTGTCCAGACAATACTGCCATTTTGCGGAGTGCTTCATCCACAAGTTTCCAAGATGCATTAGAGTTGTTATATTCTACTAAATCGTTTAAAATTTGATTATTCATGCTTTTTTCCTTCGTTTTTGTCAAAAAATTGTTGCGAAATTGCAGTTGCTAACTCATCCGCAAGATTCGGATTGAATTTTACTAAAAAATAAGCGACATCATCAATAGGAACATGCCGTAAATTAAACATGATATTGTCAATTCCGTTCAAAATTTGTGTTTCTTCGTGTTTTGATAACATTTTTATCTCCTCATGCTCGAAATTTCTTTTGCTTCGTTGTCGGTAAACACAGGAACTGCGTTGGATTTGTGCATTGTAGCAACTCCTTTCATTTTTTCGCCGGTATATGTGTTTCCTTCAACAGGTTTTGTGCAAGGAACAAATCCGGTGTTCAAGGATTCATATTTTGGCGTTTCTCTACGATATGGAGTATTACTTTTTGTTAAAATAGTCGATTTTTTTGCAGGACTTTTTGTATAACTCTTGCCAGCAATTTGATTGAGTGCTTTTGTGAAAGCCGCTTTTTGCTCTTGTTGAGCTTTTGACAGTTTTTTAGGTTTGGATTTTGGAATATAACCGTAAATCATCATAATAGACTCCTTTATCAATAGAAGTTCCATTATACGACATTATAGGTTACAAGTCAAGTGATGTGTTGTATATAAACAACTAATCGTCTAATTCTGGTACATATTCATCTTCCCACTCATCATCTAATTCATCATAGGAATTGGTTAATAATTTTTTAATCTCGGAATGTTCATCACGATGCCGGTTCACTTCATAATTATAATCGTCATTGTAATTTTTGTTTTTGCGAAACTTACCTACAAATTTTGTCACCTACATCTCCTATTTTAATTTTTCGAAAGTAATGCCTCGGATTTTAGCTTCTGGAAGTCCCAGCGAATCATCTTGTGATACAAAGGTAATATCAGCATCAGGATAACATATTTTTAATAGCTTGAGGAATTGAAAGATTGTACCATCATTGTCATTGAATGTAAAAACTTCATCAACAATTTTTAATGATTTGATTATTTCTCGCCTGGTATCATAATTATGAACAAATCCGCCTTGAGACCAATTCATCCACCAATCTGAATGAACACCGACAGCTAACCAATCACCTTTTCTTCTACAAGCTTTTAGAAAATTTAATTCTTCTAATGATAAAGGATCAAAACAACCACATGTGGCTATAATTCTGTCTTTTTCTGGCATTTATGGTAATAAGTTTGGAAATGCTTCCTTAATAAATTTATAATTTAATCCATTTACACCTAAATCTTTTTTGAATATACCAATAATAACTTCTGCTTCTCTTGGCTCTAAAGCTTCAAGTAATTGTATTAGTAATTCATTTCTCTTTTTAGGTCCTAATTTTTCAGCGGTAGAGTCGCCTTTTCTAAACATATACAACTTACGAATTTCTGTTGATAACTGCACTCTAGAAATTCCAGGTAAAGTATTAGTTGGAACTATATAATTTTCAGGCATCTCTGTAATTAACCACTCATATTGTGGATGATAAGCTAATTCAAATACTTGCACCAAAGTTTTAGATAAATTCTTTTCAATAACAGCCATTCTATCTTTTTTATTTGTAGCTTGTTCAAATTCATCCAAAACTTCAAATATATTCTTCATTAAAACTCCTCAATTACATCCATTAAATTCTTGAGCTTATGTTCTATAAAATAGTTCAATAACTTTTGGCGAGATGCCGGTTTTGTTTCATCATAAGTATTTATAATCTTTTGTTTAATTTCTTGTGGAATCTTTGTCAGGTCAATTAAGGTTGAATTCCTAGAAAAGTTTGCCTTATCTGTATCATTATAATTTTCCACATTTTCATTAAGATATTTTTCTAATACAGTTTTAGTAATTGGCTTTTGACGGAGGTCACGGACAAAACAATCAGACGCCGAAAACATATTAGGTATACCATCACCTTTATCACCACGAATAATCTTTTCTTTTAATTCAAGTAAAGGATTTTCTGATTTAACATATTTCTTCAATGATGGATTATATTGCTTAACATTAGAACCATATTGTTGTAATTGTAAGAAGTCACCGTCACTTGATAGAATCAAAATCTTTTGGTCACGAGCATATATTGGAACTAATGTACCAATGATATCATCAGCCTCAGCGCCTTCAACATCAATTACTTTATATGGAAATGTTTCTCTGAGTTCTTGTTTGAGCTTGGCAAGAATGTCAAAGATTAAGTGCCAATCTAAATCGGACTTTTCTCTTGTTTTCTTACGACCTGCTTTGTAAAATGGGAATAACTCTTTACGCCAGTATTTACGGTTATCACAACATAATACAACTTCACCGTATTCTGCTTTGAAATTTTTAACGTGGTTTCGAATAATGTTCAATACCATATGTCGGATTAAATCTTCTTCCAACTTGGCATTTTTTTGATTGGCAATTTGTGCCATAAGGCCAGCAAGTAATACCTGGTTTAAGTCAACGAGAATCATAACAAACTTTCAATAGTTTCAAAATTCTATTGTATCATACTTCCGTCATTTTGTCAAATATATTATCAATAAATTTGTGAGAATTTTTAGTCTTTCTGGCAATTATACCACACCAGTCTTGTGGTATTAATCCAGAGATATATTCCAATGGGTCAATAAGAATAGCTTCAAATTTATCTGGATGAATACATGTGCCATTTGTGTCGTGTTTATACAACAAAATTTGATAACATTCTCCTAATTTTGTGTTGGATATAGATTCTTCATTTTCTTTAAACTGCCTTAATTGAATGTCAATAGAATCTTTTTCATCACCAGCAATAAAATACATAACATCAAATTTTTCGTTTTTTATTGGATTGAGCCAGTCGAGCATAATAGTCCTTGTATGTGTGATTTCCTCACTCGTACCATTATCCAAGTATTGTAATAGTCATCTGATTCTAAAGCGCCTTTAATAAATTGCTCTTTAGCTTCAAGATAACCACATTCTCCTTTAGAACGGCAAAGATGTAGAATTTCACGCTTAAAATTATCGTGTCCTAATTGTAACACATCTTTGGTTAAACTGTCACTACTTCCGTAGTAAGTTTGCCAATCTGAAGGCGCCTTATACTTCTTTCTCTTACCTTTGACTTGTTTGGTTTTGGCAGAATAAAAGAATTTCTTGCCTATGTACTTCTTACCATTTGTAAGATTGGTTATCTGATATACAAACCCATAATTATCACCAATCAAGTCTTCCGTAAAATCTTTATCATTGTATTGCCAAGTTATTCCCATTCCTCATCGTCCAAAGTTTCATCGTCATCCTCTATATATTCTTCTTCCAACTCTTGGATGACTTCTCCACAAAACGGACAATGTTCTGGTAATTCTTGTGATACAAATTCTTCTATAAATGCGATACTATAAGATGATTCGCAATTTTCACATTCGGCTGATAATTGTTTTTGCATTTTTATTCCTTAATGAGCCCAAACATCACCCCAATCTCCTGATAGTGAACCTTTAGCATAATCGGTTGCTCTGTTCTCAAAGAAGTTAGTATGTGTTGGTGCGTTAATCATTTCCTCAACCCATGGCAAAGGATTCTTTTTCACTTTGAACACACCTTTGAGTCCCAAGGAAATCAAACGTCTGTCTGCTATATAACGAATATACTTCTTAACATCTTCAGAGGTTAAATCTTCCATTGCACCCATTTCAAAAGCCAAGTCAATGAATTTATCTTCCAATTCAACCATCTTTTCAGCAATAATATAAATTCTGGATTTTAAATCATCATTCCAGATTTCACGATTTTCTTCTATATATGTTCTAAACAATTTAATCATATTTTCGGCATGTTGTGTTTCATCAACAATTGACCATGTTACGATTTGACCCATACCTTTCATTTTACCATG